CTCTATGGCTACTGCTATAGATGCCAAAGGTGATTTAGTAGTTGGAACAGGTGCAGATACTTTCTCTAGGCTGGCAGTAGCATCTACTGCAGGCTACCTTCTTTCGGTTGACTCTGCGGAAAGCACAGGGTTGAAGTGGGCTGCGCCTAGTTCGTCTTTTAAGGGATGTAGGATTTATAACGACGGAACAATAAGCATAGCAAATAATACTACTACGGCTTTGACTTTTGACTCAGAATTTTTTGATATTGGTGGATTTCATAGCACCGTATCAAATACGAGCAGAATTACTATTCCTACTGGTTTAGGTGGATATTATTTATTTGATGCAGGAACAGTTTGGCCAGGGAATGCTACTGGTAATAGATATATTTGGATGACGAAAAATGGAAACAGATTTGGCATTTTTTCTAATCCTGTTGCTTCAAGCGCCGCTAGTAATGGCCCAGAAGTAAATGTTCAAATAATTATAAATGCAAGCGCAGGCGATTATTTTGAACTAAATGCAGAACAAAGTTCTGGCGGAGCATTAAATCTAGGTAGTGTTTCTTTTGGGTATTATTTATATTTCGCTTGCGCTTATTTAGGAGCATAAACTTATGATTACATTTACAAAGCCTACGAATTTGAACGGCGCAGAATTGCGCGATGAATTGAATGCTGCTGGAGTTATTATATCTTATGAAAGCGGAGCAGTTGGTGTTGATGGAAATAATGATTTATGGCTAGATATTAACCCAGCAGATAAAGCCAAAGCAGAAGCAGTAGTTGCAGCGCACAACGGCACAATGGTTGCACCTGATACAACAATAGAGGATAAACTTTCTAGCGTTGGTCTTAATCTAGATGACCTTAAGGCTGCCCTAGGTCTTTAACACAATCCCTCAAGATAGTTCACAAACAAACAAACAGAAAGGTACAGTAACTAATGGCTGTAACATCTAAAACGCTGGCTAGAACATCAGCAGCAACAACAAGCACAACCCTATACACACAACCTAATACTACAACTACTACAGTAATCACCAATATGTTGGTGACTAATACTACTAGCAGCACGGCTAACTTTACACTGGCTTTTGCTACTGTAACCTCAGCATCATCAGTAACTGTTGGTGCCTATGACACTACGGTAATTGATATGAAGCAGGTTATCCCACCTACTAACCCAGCAGCAACCATTACTGGCTCTGCTTCTACTACTGGTGTAAACTTTCACATCTCTGGAGTAGAGATTTCTTGATGGCACCTGTATATAAATTATCTGCCAGTAGTATAAAAGGCAGAACTAATTACGGGAGTATGCTGGCTGGCAATACTGCTTTCGTGCTACCATATTTTGAGTCTATTGCTACTGTAAGCGTTGGTAGCGGTGGTGCTGCCAATGTGGAGTTTACTTCTATTCCTGCAACCTTTACGCATTTGCAGGTAAGGGCTATTGCTAGAACTACAAGAACAGGTAGTAGCGGCAACGATTACCTAGGAATTAAGTTCAATTCAGACAGCGGCAGTAATTATGCCTACCATCTTTTGTATGGTAATGGTTCAACTGTTACCGCACAAGCATCAACTTCTTCAACTACCATATATAATGGTAACGCTCCCAGAGATGGAGCAACTGCATCTATATATGGGGTAAATGTTTTTGATATTTTAGATTATGCCAATACTAATAAGTATAAAACTGTCAGAACTTTGGGCGGTGCTGACACTAATGGAGCAGGACAGATTACTTTTTCGTCGGGTCTTTGGATGAGCACTTCTGCAATTACAAGTATTACTTTAAGTCCAGAATCTGATTCTTGGAAACAATACTCAACCTTCGCCCTCTACGGAATACGGAGCGCATAATGCCAGGAACTTACGAACCGATAGCAACGACAACGCTGGGAAGTGATACTGCATCTATTGAATTTACTTCTATTAGCGGTAGTTTTACTGATTTGGTTTTAGTTTTTAGCGGCTTTACAAATGCTACTGCTGCTGGTGTTGTTAATGTTCGCGTTGGTAATGGAACAATAGATACTGGCGCAAATTATTCTGGCACTCGTATTATTGGTTATTCGGGTGGAACTTTGTCTGATAGATATACTGGTGAAAATCAATGGCAATGGTCTGCAAGTTCAACAGACCGAAGTACATTTATTGTAAATTTTATGAATTATTCTAATACTACAACATATAAAACAGTAATAGACCGTCAAAATGCTGCAGCAAATGGAGTTGAAGCAGATGTTTGGTTATGGCGTAGTACTTCTGCAATTAATCGTATAATATTAACGGCAAATAATTCTGGATTATTAAAATCAACAACTTCTGTAACCCTCTACGGAATTAAAAGTGCGTGACCTTATGACAACTAATTTTAGAAAGGCGGCATAATGGCTAACAAATTTGAGGCAATAGCCACTGTAACTGTGGGTAGTGGTGGGGCTGCTAATATAGAATTCACTAGCATACCGCAGACCTACACAGACTTGCTAGTAAAAGCATCTGTCAGAGATGCTCGCACAGGTGATATTTTTTCTAATTTACTTATTAGATTTAATGGTAGTTCATCAAATTTATCTTCTCGTAGATTATTTGGTAACGGAACTGGCGCAAGTGCCGCAACATCAAGTTCTATTGTAACTGTATTAAATGGACCGCTATCTACATCTAATACTTTTAGTAGTGGTGAGTTTTATATTCCAAATTATACTTCTGCAAACAATAAAAGTGTTAGCACAGATATAGTAACTGAAAATAATGCTACTGAAAGTTATCAAGAATTAAATGCTGGCTTATGGTCAGACTCATCTGCAATAACAAGCATTACTTTGCTTTCTAATTATAGTGTAAACCTAGTCCAATACTCAACAGCCACCCTATACGGAATCAAGAAAAACTAAGAAAGGAAAACAATGCCAACCAAACTAATCGTAGACTGCTCAACTGGAGTAACTACTGAGGTAGAACTAACTGCCGAGGAAGTTGCTCAGCGCGAAGCAGATGCAGTTGCCTTTGCAGAAATCAAGGCAGCAGAGGAAGCAGCAGCACAGGCTAAGGCAGATGCTAAGGCATCAGCACAAGCCAAACTTGCAGCACTTGGTCTGACCGCAGACGAAATCTCAGCACTTAACTAGGTAAGAAAGTAGGGGACAATGAGCCTAGTAAGCGACATATTCCCTATCTTTAAAGACATAGATGACCATATTGACACAGCAGAAACGCTAGTATTTAAGGAGCAACATGGCAGGCAGTAGACCACCCGATATATCCGAACGCGTAATCATTGACCTATCGGGTCGCATCTCTACATACTTTGACCCCACTACCTATAAATATGATGTTGCTATCGGTGGTATGCCTTTCATCTATGCCATTACTGATAACACTCCATACCGTAGGCAGACTGCAGAGTTTCGTACTCAGCGTGTGGACCAACTCCGTGACCCAGGCGAGCAGTCGCTTTCTGGTTCTGGCTACTGGATTAGAAGCCAATCATCATTTCATCTTGGTGCAGGCTCTACCTATCAGGAACCTATAATTGGCACGCTAGAAGAAGCACGCTTTCGTTTCTATGATTCAATAGGTATTAACCCTTGGACTCCTGGACAAATATCTTTGCTGCGTAGAACAGTATTACAAGAAGCAGCAACAGGAGATAGCCGTGTTTTTAATACGGTAATTGGTGGCGTTGAATATCTAATCTTGGTTAAGTACGCATCTACTGAGGCTGCTCGCGTGGTTCGCATTAGAGTAAGCGATTTAACAGAAACTACAATACTAACTAACACCGACATTACTGAAAGTATTATTGCTGTAACCATGGGCGGTAATGACCTAATGATGGTTACCCCCACCAAGGTTTGGCGCTATTCCTTTGATGCAACTTCCCCTGCTATACATCAGGATTATGCAATCAACACCGCCAATGCAGAGCAAGGCACCATTGGATATGTTAAGAATCGTTTTATATTGGCTTACCATGATACAGCCAAAAATACATTTGTTTATGAATTAAATAAAAACACTGGCTCATCCACAAACCTAAGCACTCTTACTGCAGTTAACGGTAGTACTACACTACCTACTTCATATACTTTTAGAGCCGTTGCTGAATCAGGTGCAGCAATCTATGTAGGTGGATTTTCTGGCAATCAAGGCAGTGTATTTAAAATAACTGTTGCTAATGATGGAACGCTAAATACAATGACTACTGTCATTTCGCTTCCTAATGATGAGCAGATTACTGGACTACTTGGCTACTTAGGAACCTATGTAATCCTTGGCACTAGCCAAGGCTTGCGTGTTGCTATTGCTAATGAGGTTGGCGATTTGTCCTATGGACCGCTTGTATTTAAAACCTCACTTGGTGTATTCAAAATGAGTGCTACTGGCTCATACATATATGCTGGAGTTGACTCTGGTATTGGTGGCTACTCTGGAATTTACCGAGTTGATTTAGGTCAACCACTGCAAAATGGTGGATATGCTTATGCAACTGATGTATATGCTGAAAGCGTAACAGGTAAAGTAGAAGGTGTAGCACTTACTATTACTGGTCGCTTAGCCTTCTGTGTTAACGGTGATGGCTTATTTATTGAACATGCTACAGAATTAGTTGAATCAGGTGAGTTAATAACAGGTATTATCCGTTATGAAACTCTTGAAAACAAAGCATGGAAGCGTATAAAACTACGCACCGAAGGAACATTGCAAGGTGATATTGATATTTTCCGCGTTGATAATGGAGTGGATTCAGCCTTTCGTACTGTAACTCAAGGAAGCACAGAGGACTATGACTATGACTTATCCTCCGTTTATGAGGATGTTAATGTTGAAGCGCAATTTAAGTTCCGCCTCAATCGTAACGATACGACTGCCACGACTGGCGCTATTATTTACGGTTACTCTGTTAAGGCTTTGCCTACTCCTACCCGCGCTCGTGTTGTTCAGTTTCCTGTCTTTTGTTTTGATTCCGAGCGTGACCGCCATAAAAACATTATGGGTTTCCCAGGTTATGCGCTCGGTAGACTCCAAGCCTTAGAACAAATGGAAGCACAAGGCGAAACAATCATCATCCAAGATTTTACTGCTGGTGGAGAACCAACGGAAGCAGTGATTGAGCAGGTAACTTTTACCCGCACAAGTCCATCTGATGGCGCTTTCTCAGGCTACGGTGGAATTCTCCAGATTACTGCTCGTACTGTCGTTTAAACATATAAGGATAAGAACATGACACCTGCTGATTGGGCTGGCTTAGCCGTAGCCATATTAACTTTAGTTGCTGGACTTGCTGGCGCTGTGCGCTGGATGGTCAAGCATTACCTATATGAATTAAGACCCAATGGTGGTTCTAGCCTTAAAGATAAAGTTAATTTACTAGAAGATAAAGTTGACCTATTAACTGATTTAGTTAAAGAACTATTGAGGAAATGAGCGATGACCAAACCCAAAGTTGCAAAGTCTGCCAGCCCTGCTGCATTGTCCATGCTACGCCAGGCGACTGCTCTTGCCCCCCTACGCAAGAAAGCCTCAGACGGTTTACTTCCTTCCACTGCACATTTGGCACTAAATCCTAACTCAGACCACAACACAGGTCTTGCGGTAGATTTAACCCATGACCCAAAGAACGGTATTGACTGTTCAGATATTTTTCAACGCCTCAAAGAAGATAACAGAGTTAGTTATCTCATATTCAATAGTAAGATTTGGTCACGCCAACATGCAAAGCAAGGTGACCGAAAGTATACGGGTCAAAATCCGCATACAAAACACCTCCATGTTTCTATCAGACCTGAGTACGCTGGCGATACCAGCCCTTGGTTTTGGTGGAAGAATCAACCAAGCCTAGCCAAGCAAATAGTGGCAGAAGCCATCGGTTCAGCACCTAAGAAAAAGCCTGCCAAGGCTGAAGTATTGGTATGTACTTGTTGCAAGGTACATGGTTTGGCAAACAAGAAAGGTAAATAAATGCTGGAACAACTAAAGCAAGTATCGCTAACCTGGTTCCGTGCTGCAGCATCTGCTGCAATCGCACTCTACCTCGCTGGTGAAACAGACATTAAAACACTAGGAGTGGCTGCCCTTGCGGGTTTCCTTGGTCCTGTGTTGAAGTGGTTGGACCCATCGGCTGCCGAATTCGGTAGAGTAAAATAACTTAATACTGTTTAAACAAAAGAACCCCCGCCGTCAAGAAATTTCTTGATGAGCGGGGGCTTTTTTGTTTTTGTCTGATAAGGAGTAGTACCACTACAACACTTCCCCAAGTGCTATAGCGTTTCAACTTTATCAAGCGGAGTTGGGGCTGTCAATTCAGCACCACATAAAGCACACTCTGCCTCAGTAAACCACAATGCAATCTCGCCATCCTCAAACATGCACGCGACTTTAAAAAGTTGAGAACCGCAAGGACATACATGAGTGGGAATACCACGATAACTGTGCTTTAATTGGCTTTGCTTCCGCTTACGCTTCAGCAAACTCATACACTTAGCCCGTTCTGCACGAACAGGAGTATACTGATTTTTTAATTACAACCTTGTAGTTCTCTCGGCGTGTCGCCGAATAGAGGAGTGAGGTACATATACACTCGCCCCTGCAAAGGAGAAATATGACACTTGAAGAAAAGACTGGGAAAGGCTATATCTCCCACAGTGCCATGAGTTCATGGCTTAATTGTGGCTGGGCATATTACCTGACCCGCATACAGAAAGTTGCTGAGAACCCATCCTACTGGCTTGTAGGTGGCAAATCTTTACATGAAGCGACAGAGATATACGACACAAATCCCGATAACTTTGACCCTACTGCAGTATTTACTGCACGATGGGAGGAGAACTATCGTCTTGCTGACAACGGCATGCCGTTCCGTGCTGGTGGCAGGGCTACTAAGGCGTATCCCAACAAAGAGGATGCATCATGGTGGTTGGAAAATGGACCCAAGATGGTGGATTTTTGGATTCAGTTCCGACAAGATAGTGGATACCAGCCATATCAATTATCAGGTGGTGAGTTCGCCATTGAAACTGAACTTAATGTAGAAATCGGTGGTGTATTAATGAAAGGATTTTTGGACCGACTTATGGTTTCACCTGCTGGTGAACTAATTGTTGTGGACATAAAGACTTCTAGTAAACCACCCGTTACCTATACACAACTAGGCACATACGCGATTATGTGCGAGAAGGCTATGGGTATTCGCCCTGTTAAGGGTGCTTACTTCATGGCTCGTACTGGTGAGTTAACTGAGCCAGTAGACTTAACACACTACACTGAAAAGCGTTTAGCCTCACAGGTTAAAGGCTTTAAGATTGCTGTTGACAACAACATATTCATACCGCAACCAGGATTTATGTGCGGTACATGTTCTGTTAATCATGCTTGCTATGCAGTAAATGGTTCCGAATCACATAAATACCCCGAACTAGGAGATACAGATGAGTGAGAACACACCAATCCAAATCAACTTCAAGACCAAGAAAGATGGCATGTTGATTAACCTTCGTGCTCAAGATGGTGCTGAACTTGATTTATTGCTTGACCAACTTACACAGCGCATTGCTGCGTTAGTTGACCTTGAGAAAACTGTTGAAGGTATGGCAGTTGTCAAGGATGCTTTTCCAAATTCAGTACCAATACAAGGTACCACTGCGGTACCACGCCCAACTCAAGCAGCACCTGCAGCAGGAGCGCCTGATTGTTCTTGTGGTAGTGGACCTATGCGCTTTGTACCAGCAGGTATTGCTAAGGCAACAGGTCGCCCATATAAGGCGTTCTACGCTTGCCCTAAGCCACAGGGACAGGCTTGCCAAAACAAAGTAACCGTATAGTTCATGCGCCTCTTATCTCGCGCTATTCGTACTGCATCAGCAGGGGGTGCAACACTGCCAACAGTGTGGCGCTCTCTGCTTGAGCAGCAAATAGCGTTTAGACGGGGCGAGGTGAGCATGATTGCTGGTCCTCCAGGGGCTGGTAAATCAACACTTGCTCTGTCACTTGCAGTGCATGTGCAAGTACCAACACTTTACATCTCGGCAGATACACACTCTCATACTATGAGTTTGCGTTTGCTTGCGATGTTAACTGGTAGGTCACAAGCAGAAGTTGAACCAATGATGGAAGCAGATAGGGAGTGGGCAGCACAAATGCTCAAGCCTGCTGACCACATCATGTGGGAGTTTGATTCAGCACCTACGCTTAAAGATATTGAGGATGCAATCCTTGCATCTCGTGAGCGACTTGGGAAAGATGTTGAACTTATCGTGCTTGATAATGCCGTAGATGTAACCCTTGATGGACAAGATGAGTGGGGCGGATTACGCACTCTCATGCGTGAACTCAAGTGGTGGGCTAGAGATACTGGCGCTGCTGTTGTTGTTTGCCACCATACAAGTGAAGGCGTTAATGGCAATCCTTGCCCACCACGCTCTGCACTGCATGGAAAAATTGCTCAGACTCCATCATTAATACTTACAGTTCATGGACAACTTGCATCAATGGGTGTCTGTGCTGTGAAGAACCGATATGGACCAGCCGATGCCAATGGCGCAACACCAGTATGGCTTGCTTATGACCCTGCAAGTATGCAGATTAAAGATTTAGTTGCACCGTAATGAAAGGAAATAAATGACAAAAGATACTAACTGGGAACTACGAGTAGTTGAAAACATGGGCGAAGTAGTAGGCTCAGTGGACAGCGAGGATGTAGTCGTGCCTACTAAGACACTGATTACAGATATGAAAGCGCAGTTAATGTTTATACCTAAGAATTTTACTTGGACAGTGGGATGGAGAACTTATGTTTGGCAGGAGAAAGAAACAGGGCGGTTCAAAGAACTCACCCAAGAACAACATGAAACACTTTTCAGTGGAGGAACTGTCAGTTACACCGAAGATGGTGGAGGAGGCGATACTCCAAGCAAAACTACCCGAAGTAATAAAGGAAGCACTGATAAATGAACTCCCAAACTTTGTGGAATTTGTTGATGAAACGACAAATAAAATCTTCAACCCTTCCGCCATCTGGTTTGAGTCAATCCAGTTTGCTGACTATGTGGCGCAACTTGCTACTCATCTCAGGGAAGAACACGGAGGAGAGTGCCGAGAAGAAATCGCAGGAAAGTTAATTATTATGTCGGAGAACTTTAAAGAGTTAGCCGAACACGCAATGAAAATTTTAGACAATTCAGAAAAGAGTATGAAACATGGCGCATAGTAATAAAGAAATGCTTTCCATTATTTGGTGCGACAATGGCACTACCGATGGCAAGTTTACTGAGGGCTTGGTTTATACACTGATACATGCAGCATCCGTTGGTGTGCCAGTTAACAATGCTGTTCGTGTTCAAGGTAATCAGATTGCCCGACAAAGACAAGCAGCCATTGAGATGTGGCAGCAGGTCAATACCGATTGGGCGCTGTGGGTTGATTCAGATATTGTCTTAACCAAAGAGATGTTAAAGAGTCTATGGGATGCTGCTGACAAGGTAGCCCGACCTATAGTAAGTGGTGTTTATTTCATCTCTAAGCAGATGGAAGGCTCACTCATGCAGCCTATGCCTTGTGTCTTTAATGAAACTGGCAATGAGTATGAGATTAGTTATCTTCATCCTCTACCTAAGAATCAGATAGTAAAGGTTGATAATGCAGGCATGGGTTTAGTGCTGATGCATAAGAGCGTACTCAAGGGTTTAAACGATAAGTTCCCTGACCAGTTTTGGTTTGGCGAGAACAACGAACGAGGAGAGAAATTTATCGGTGAAGATATTTCTTTCTTCCGAAAGGTAAAGGCTGCAGGCATACCTGTTCATGCCCATACTGGTGTACTTGCTAAACACATGAAACGATTTGCTTTTGATGAAGCCTATTACAACCTGTATTGGACAGCAGCAGCAGAAGCAGTAGAGAGGAGAGAACGCGATGCCAAGTCAGCAAGTAGCCAACAAGCGTAGAGGTGCTGCATGGGAAATAGACCTTGCTGATTTCTTTATGCAACAAGGTTTAAACGCACAGCGTTTACCTCGTGCTGGTCGTAATGACATTGGCGATGTGTTTGTTCCTGGAGTCAATGGTATCTATGTAGTGGAAGCCAAGGCTCCACGGCGGGATGGTCGCATTGATTTGAGTGGTTGGATTCGTGAGTCTGAGATTGAGGCAGAGAATTACCGTATTGCAAAGCGATTGACAGTTGCGCCTACACCATTGGTGATTATCAAGGCAAGCAACAAAGGGACAGGTGAAGCCTATGTCGTTCAGAAACTCAGTGATGTCCTCTCCAACCTCTAAACACAGCATAGTTAAAGTACTTGAGCATTACGGATTTGTAATTCCTCAGAATCGTGGAGGGTGGCAATCAATTCGTTGCGCTTTTCACAATGACCATGTGAAGTCGGCTCGTTTAAACATAGACAATGGTGGCTTCAGATGTTTTGCCTGCGACATGGCAGGAGATGTGTATTCATTAATCATGAAAAAAGAAGGAGTGGATTATGGCAAGGCTCTCAAAATCGCAGAGAGAATTACTGGCGAAAGCAACGGAGAACTACGCAACAAGCCTAGGAGAAGCGTTGCCTTACCTAATGAATCGCGGTATAACGGAGCAAACGGCGCGTATGTTCCGCCTCGGATTCGTGGCGAATCCTGAAGCAGGACATGAACCTTACCTCGGTAAGTTGGCTATCCCATACCTCACTCCATCGGGTGTGATTGATATTCGTTTCCGTAGTTTAAACAACGATAGCGGTCCGAAGTATCTATCAAGACCTGGAGCAAGCACACACATTTACAATGTTGATGCGCTTAGTAGTGATACAGATTTTCTTGTGATATGCGAGGGTGAATTAGACACCATCATCGCTACACAAGTTGGCTTCTCAGCAGTGGGATTGCCTGGGGCTAACAACTGGAAACCATTTTACTCTCGTGTTCTTGCAGACTGGGAAAAGATTATGTTGTTTTGTGATGGTGATAACGCAGGTAAAGAGATGGCAAAGACCCTCTCAAGAGAATTGGACAATGTATTCCCCGTGTTCATGCCTGATAACTGCGATGTTAACGATGTGTTCCTTACCGAAGGAGCAGAGGGACTACGAAAGCGAGTGGGTGTTTAAACAAGTGATTGTTAAACTGAGTCAAGAAGAAGTGCGGGTGTGTACCACACTGGCAGTAGAGCGTTGGCTCACCAAGTTTGGTTCCATTGATAGACCCAACTATGCAGCAGGTAAGAAGTTTGGAAAGTTAGAGCCTGAGATTCTTGCGAATATCAGAGCCAATGTTGCTGAGTGGGCAGTGGCTAGAGAATACAACTTGTCATGGTCAGTGCCTTGGTATCCCAATGAACTGCACTCTAGGCGCAAGAACATACCTGATGTGGGTGAGTTTGAAGTTAGAACCGTAAGGACTCAAAGTGCAATTCCTTTTTGGAAGAAGGATGTAGGCAGAACAATCTTCGGCGTTAAGATTTTAGATGAGGAGTATTATTCCATAGTTGAAATCTTTGGTTCATTTAAGGCTGATGATTTTATGATAGATGAATACGCCGATGCCTCAATAGATGGCTGGCGCGTACCTATTGAATTGATTACAGGTGGCATTGATGGATAGCCAAGACAAAGTTTGGGAAACTATTTATGGTGTGGCTAGGCAGGTGGCAACCCGTGCTAATCGCATACACCGTGGACTTGTAACTGCTGATGATTTATACCAGCACCTTTCATTGTGGGCATTAGAACACTGGCACAAGATAGAACAATGGAGTGCAGAGGAAAGTCTAAAGTTTAAACTGCGTAAGACTTTCTATAATGAAGCACAGAAGTATGTAGCCAAAGAGCGCTCGCATCTATCTCGCGCACCAATCAATGATAGTTTTTACTACACACATGAGGTGTTGCATGAACTATTGCGTGATGTATGGACACACCAAGGCTGGACAGATACTCCTGATATGAGCAATGAGTACATAAGTCGTAGCACTAAGCCATCCGAAGGTGGCAATCGCATTGCACTTTTGTCAGATATTGCTGCAGGCTTGGACCGTTTAAACAAGACAGACAAAGACTTACTTCGTATGCGCTATGCCAATGGCGGTATGGAGTTTGGTGCCCTTGGTGAAACTTATGGAACTACTGAGGAAGCCATGCGTAAGCGTGTTAAACGGGCACTGAATAAGTTGCAAGACAGATTAGGTGGAGAGGCACCAGTGTGGCGTGGGCGCAGGCGCGTTCGCTCCAATGCTGAATCAAGAGCGATGATTAGAAATCAGGAGGAGCAAGAGTGATTTACCTTTGGTATTGGTACAACCGTTTGAAGTGTTTGTTTGGCTTTCACTTTTGGATTGGCACACTAGCAGGCGATAATTTTGACGACCCAGTTGATTACTATTGGTGTATGAACTGTCATAAAGAGCAGAAGGAAAGTCCATATAAGGAGGATAAATGATTATCGGATTGAGCGGGTACGCTCGCAGTGGTAAGGATACAGTTGCAGAACTACTGGTACTTAACTATGGGTTTAAACGCATAGCGTTTGCTGATGGTATTCGTGAAGCATTACTTGCATTGAATCCTATTCTTCATGATGGTATGCGTTTAAACGAGGTAGTACAAATGTATGGTTGGGATGTTGCCAAGTCTAAAGATGAGGTGCGCCGTTTGCTTCAAGTTATGGGTACCGAAGTTGGTCGCAAGTTAATTCATGAAGATGTTTGGGTGTGGCGTTTGTTGAATCAGGTTGCCACTGGTGAGCGCATTGTTATACCCGATGTTCGCTTCCCTAACGAAGCACGCATGATTGAGAATCAAGATGGGGAAGTGTGGCGTATAAACAGACACAACCATGGCGCAGTCAATGACCATATCAGTGAACGCGCTTTGGATAACCACATGTTTAAACGAGTCCTCTATAACGATGGAACTCTTGATGATTTATCTGATGAAGTATTCATGCTAATGCACAATGTGTTTAAACTATGAGCGACCCACAGATAGATAAGTTTGTTAGCAAGATTGAAGATGCAAAGATACCTGAGAAAGATGAGTGGTGTAAAGGTTTAAACGCTGGACTTGATTGGGCTATTCGTATTATTACTGGCGATAAATCTGCTTCATAAATAAACAAGCACCGCCTTCGGGACTGGTACCTAAGCGGTGCTTGCTGTTCTAGTTTAACTTAATTTCCTCTGTCTTTCAACTGCGGGTCAATCAATGCCCAACCTCTCCTTCTGCGTTCTTTATCACGCATCACTGGGGTCATGCCACCCCATATACCGTAGCGTTCGTGGGCTAATCCCCACTCGGCACATGCCTCAATGACTGGACAACCACCACAGATTCGCTCTCGTATGTAGCGCTCCTGTTCAGGGGTAAACTTATCCGTTAGGGGATAAAAGTTTTCCGTTGGTACGCCAGCACACTTGGCACCTTTAAAGTTGTTTGGATTGTACACAAGTGTGTAGTACCTACGCCCACGCGTTTCTACTGCGTTGCGTATCTTATGAAATTTTGGTCGTATTTGAATAACCTGTCGCATTTAGATACTCCATAACTGAGGCAACCAGTATGTCAACGCGTACTGGTCTAGTGATAATTGGGTCAGTGGCTATCTCTGCGTTGAAGGTAAGCCCACTGAGTATGAGATGCTTTTGTAATCCTTGTAATAGTTCTTGGTATTCTTGCATTAGTACCAACCCCTTGAGATGTTGCTACCTAGTGCCTTGCAGATATTTCCGCCATACTTGCGCTGAATATATGCAAGTCCTGCCTCCACTTGAACGAAGCCATTGTCGGTGCGTTTAAACCCCACAAGTTTCCATGTTGATGGCATGAACTGGGCAATTCCGTATGCTCCACTCTCACGATTTAATGCTCGTGGATTCCAGTTTGATTCTCGCATCCATAGTGTGTAAAGACATGACCATTGCTCCAGTTTGCCCATCTGTGTGAGCATGTCTACTGCGTAGCGTTGGTATTCGTTCTCATAGAAAGCAATCACCGTGCCTGCCACTCCATCACTGGCTGGTGTGATAGGCACATGTGATTTGTCAAAGAACCTGTCGTCTATTGCCACACTTGCGGTAACAATGAGGAAGATGGCGACCAATCGTTTAAACATTATGCGACCAATTCTTCCTTGGCGCTG